AGCGAACAGCAATGTGGGGTATATGTCACAGGACATATCTTCGCATTATGGGCAGAAAGTGCGCTGGGAATTTGCCACGACCATTCTGTACAATGAAGGACGCGGCGCGATCATAACAAACCTTGAGTTAGTCGGCCTGACTGGCTCGGTGGCGTTTGGTCTCGATCCGACAATCAACACGTCCTATTCCACTGATGGGCAGACGTGGAGCCAACAGAAATTCATCAAGGCTGGCAAGCAAGGACAGCGTGCAAAGCGTCTTGTCTGGTTCCAGCAGGGATGGATGCGTAATTGGCGCATACAACGTTTTCAGGGCAATTCTGACGCGCATATCGCATTTGCTAGGCTGGAGGCCCAGATCGAGGGCTTGGCCTTCTAATGGTTACTCCGTTCCGCCTGGGCCTTACCCGCGATCAGCTTGCTTCATTCCTTAGCGATCATGAGCAGATCAAGCAGTTTGAAAAGCTGTTCCAGACCGTTGACACAATCAACACGGTAACGCTTGATGACGTGAGCGTTTCGGCTGGCAATGCTGGTGCATCTGCGAACGAAGCATTAAGCCAAGTCGAAGCCCTGCAAAGCCTTGTCCAGCTATTGGCTTATGCACCTGAAGCGCCGACGCAAAGCGACATAGCCGCACTGCAAGACCAGATCACTGCATTGCAGCAACAGCCGCCACCTAAAGAGTTTCGCACGCCGCGCTTCGGATCGTTCTATGATACGACAACGCAGACGGCGGCGGCAATCAATACCGCTTATGCAATGACGATAAACACAACCGATCTTTCTCAAGGTGTGTATATCGGATCACCGACTTCGCGCATCTATGTAGATCGCCCTAATGTTTATAATGTGCAATTCTCTGCGCAGTTGGATAAAACGTCAGGCGGTACAGGTCTGGTCTGGATTTGGCTTCGCAAGAATGGCGTTGATGTTCCTGACAGCACGGGGTTTGTCCGCCTCCAAGGCAATAGCGCAGAACTGTTAGCTGCGTGGAATTATCTAGTCCAGCTTAACGCAGGCGACTATATTGAGATTATGTGGGAAGTTGATGATACTTCCGTTCAGATATTGTATGAAGCCGCAACAGCCGTGCATCCGGCAACTCCGTCTGTAATTGTGACGGTGAGCGATAACATCAGTTCAATGGAGGTCTAACATGGCTGTGCTTACAAAGGTTTTGATTCCGGCTAAGACAGCCGAAGGAACGCAGACAACGCAATACACCGCGACGAACGTGACCACGATCATCGACAAGTTCACTGCGACCAATTACGACACGACTGCACGCACGATCAGCGTTAACCTTGTGGCGGCATCTGGCAGCGCAGGAAATGATAACCTGATCGTCAAGACCAAGACGCTTCAGCCGTCCGAGACATATACCTTCCCGGAATTGGTCGGCCAGGTTCTCGCAAACGGCAATTTTATCTCAACGATTGCCAGCACTGGCACGGCGATCAACATCCGCGCATCTGGCAGGGAGATCGGCTAATGAAAAAGCCATCATTTATCATTGAGGGTTTTGGCGGTCTGCGTGAAAGCGAACCGTTCATCACTGCCGCGCAGAACAAGAAGAACACGCAAGTCGTGATCGACGATTGGATGCTCGGCCCTGAAAAGCCCAGTAACGAGCGCGGTGCAAACCCTGAATACTGGCGTGCGCTTGGCAAAGCTATGCAGTGCGATGAGACAGAAGCCCGTCGCCGCCGCTGCTCCAACTGCGAATATTACGACAACTCGACCATGACGCAGGCCAAGATGGAACGCATCCCTTGGAACCAGTGGGACGTTGAGGCTGGCTTCCGTGGCTATTGCCACAAATTTGAATTCATCTGCCACGATCTTCGTTCCTGCCAAGCATGGGAAGAACGGGAATTTGAATCCGAGGATTGATTGTGATATGGTGCAACCACCGAGCGTCATTGAGCAGCCGGTGGCTCACCTTCAAGGGTTTTGAATGACGCAGGATGGCTCCCCCAAATACTGGCTTCGGCGGAACTTTACCGAGACACTCAGTCTTTCGGATGAAGCCTCCGACTGGCTGATTGCGCTTTGGGAAGTCATTCAGCTATTCGATGATATTGCAGACGGCACTTCTATAGATCGAGATGATCTTGACGGCGCAATCTGGAACGCATTGGTCGGCCTTCCTGCAAATGGTTTCTATCAAAGAAACGCGCACATGCTGATCCCGTTAATGGGCGTTGCTGTTTTGAAATGGAAAGCCTCCGACGTTGTTGAGCGTGAAGGCGAGGCTTGTGCCACCAGCTTCGTTTGGCGTGCTGGCTATTATGATATGGTTCTAGCCGCTGTGCAGATCGAGCATGGCGTGCAGGCCGCGATGGATATTGGTTGCGTTGTTCTGAAGCTATATGGCGAAAGCCTCGAAGATTATATGAAGGAAATGTCTGATGCCTGATCCAGTCACAGCGGTTGTTGCCGGTGTCGGCAGTGTTGCCAGTGGTGCTATAGGGGCTAGTGGTGCGAAGAAAGCAGGCAAGCTTCAGGCTGATGCAAGTGCGCTTGGCGTTGCTGAAACTCGCGCAGCCCGTGAAGAATTGGCTCGTCGCCTTGAACCTTATGCCGCTGCTGGCACTCCTGCACTTCAGCAACAGATGGCTGCATTGGGTCTATCAGGCCCAGAGGCACAGGCTGCATTTGTTGCACAGCAAGAAGCAAGCCCAATGTTTGAAGCATTGGCGCGTCAGGGCGAAGAAGCCATGCTGCAACAGGCTTCGGCAACTGGTGGATTGCGTGGTGGAAATATTCAGGGTGCATTGGCTCAGTTCCGTCCGCAATTGCTCAATCAGTTCCTTGAACAGCAATATAGTCGCCTCGGTGGAATGACTTCTCTTGGCCAGCAATCCGCTGCTGGTGTCGGAACGGCTGGAATGCAGTCTGCTAGTCAAATATCCGATCTCTTGGCTCAAGCTGGTGCTGCACGCGCTGGTGCTGCGCTTGGGTCGGCTCAGGCATGGGGCAACGTTGCATCGCTTCCAATGCAGTTCGCTGGTATGGCTTATGGTTCTGGTGGCCCTGGCTTCGGGACAATGTTTAGAAAATATTGAGGTAAGTCATGGTTCAGCCATTTGATTACACACTAAAGATCCCAGCACCTGGCGAGGCATTCCTTTCTGGCGTGCAGATCGGTCAGCAACAGCAACAGGTTCAAGCCCAGCGTGCGCGTGCAGAAGCCGAGCGTGATAAGCAGATGCGCCTTTCAAGCTTTGGGACAGAAGTTTCCAGTTGGGTGAAGAATCCAACGCCTGATGGCTACAAGGAACTGATGGCTAAATATCCTGAATTTCAACAGGAGATTGCTGCCGTTCAAAAAGGCGCTACCGCTGCAGAGCGTCCGCTTATCCGTCAATTGGCTGGAGAAGCATTGATGGCGCACCGCAACAAAAAGCCGGAAGTGGTTCTCAGCCTGATTGATCAGCGGATCAAAGCTGCCGAAGACAATCCTGTTCTCGTTAAAAAACTAGAGGACATGAAAAGCGTTTATCAGCAGTATTCTGACAATCCGAAGCTGCAAGAGTCTATGATTGTCACGGCTCTCGCCCAAGATGAAGAAGGCTCCAGAATTTACGAAAAGGCATTCAAGGAAACTGAGCCTTACGTAGCTGTTTCAGGTGTTGGCATCGTTCTTCGATCTGATATTGATCGCGCTGTCGCTGCGGCTGAAGCGGGTGGCAGATCAACGGTTGATGTTAAGCCGATTATCCCTGCGGATGCCGAGGCTGATTTGAAGGCTGGTCGCGTTTCTCCAGAAACTTTTGATAGGGTTTTTGGCGCTGGAACTTCTGCTAAAATTCTTGGAACAGGAGGTCAGACGGCAACCCCGTCTGGCACATTTCAAGGACAGTAATATTGACCCAATTGCCGACCTTGGAAAGCTAGGCTTCGCACCAACAAGTGGATTCAGAACGCAGCGTCATCAAGCGGCATTGGTTGCTCAAGGCTTGACTAAAACCAAAGGCGGATCGCATCCAATAGGTGACGCTTTGGACTTCATGCCGCCCAAGGGAATGTCTATACAAGAAGCCATCGCCACTGTCCGCCGAATGTATCCTGGCGTTAAGGCTATTCCTAGCAATAAGGGCGCAATTCATATAACCTTCCCCGGTTGGGGCAAGGCTCCTGATGTAAGTGGTTCTCGCCGTAGGTATGGGGAATAAAAATGGCAACTCAAGATGACGAAGCTTTCCTGAAGAAGTATGGCGGTTACAAGCCTGCTCCTGTCAGCGTCCCTGTCACTACAATTAAGCCGATCATTGGCGGTGAAACACCTGAAGAAGCCGCTGCTCGTCGTGCTGAAGAAAGACGCAGGGCCTCCGGCGAAACACGCGACGAAGAACGCTTGCGATTGTCTCAGGAGGCCGCTGATCTTGCTCGCCGTGGCGAATCTCGCGACATTGAAGAGCGCACGTTTCAACGCGGCGCTAAAATTTCAGATCAGTATTATAGCCGCAAACCTGTTCAAACATTTGAAGCTGCGTGGCCTGCTTTTACATCTGCAATTTCCCAGCCAAAAACAACGTCTGGCGATCGCGCTCGTATTTATAACGCTATTAAGGTTTTCGACCCAGATGGCGCTGTTCCTACAGGTGACATTGAAGGCATTGAAAGCCAAAGCCCAATAGTTCAGCGAATTATCCGTCAATTTGGTCGCGTTCTAGACCAAGGCGGAACGCTACCGGATCAGCAGCGCATTGAACTTGAAGAGGCTCTCGATCAGCGAATTAAAACGCTGCGCGGCCCTTATGATCTGATCCGTAGCGATTTTGAAACTAGGCTGAAAAGAAACAATCTTGATCCTCTTGAGATTGGAAGCCCAATTCATCAGGCTGATGCCGACATTTATGAAAACTGGCTTTCTCAGAGGAAAGAACCAGAAGGCAGAGGCGGTGTTCCTGCCTTGCAAGTCGCGCAAGGAGATAGATTCTCAACAGATGAAGATATTGCGATTGCAAGCACCCTTCAGGGTCTATGGGCGCAGGGCAAATCAATTGATGAAGTGAATGCAAAAGCTATAGAGTTGACGGGCGGGAATGGATTAAGCCCTGAAACAGTCAAGGCTTTGCAGGAAGATGAAACGACTAGACAGATTCGCTTTTCGCCTAACAGGTCTGGCGTTCGTGTAAACGGAGAAGCTCCTGGTCGCGGCGCTGCTGCGGCTGCGGCTGCTGTGCGTGGATTTACCAGCAATCTTGGCGAAGAGGCTCTCGCTCAATTCTCGCCTGAAGCTGCTGCCAAACTTCAGGCGGCAGGGGAATATGGGCAGGAGCAATTCCCGATCACATCAATGCTGGCTGAGATTCCAAGTAGCTTGGTATCGCCAATTGACAAAGCCACGCGATTCCTTCCGGGTGGGCCTTTAACGCAAGAAATTGTTCAGGGCGCAATATATGGTGCTGGTGAAGCGCGTCCTGATGCTGGATTAGGCGAACGGGCTTTGACGGCAGCAATTGGTGGCGGAACTTCTGGCGTCATCGGCTCTCTTGGCCGACGCTTCTTGCCCGGCGGCGAAGCTCCGCAAGGCGCAATGCTGCCTGAAGATGAAATGATCAACGTTCCAACTGGCGGCATGGAAGCGCCTGCTGGCATGGCTCCTGGGGTGCAAGCGCCTCCTGCCGGTATGGCACCGCCTACTGGAGCAGCGCCCGGAATGGCTGCTGGCGAAGTTGCTGGTGAAGCACTTGATGTTGGCCGCGATGAAATGATTGAACTTGCCCGTAAGGCTGTCAGTCGCACGCCAGGCGCATCAAAGGCACGCGCTGAACTGGCTGAGATTGCAAAGGTCGATCCAGAAGCTAGGGCCGCCGCAGAACGCCTTGGGCTGGAATTGCCGACTGATATTCTTGGCGACAATGCACAGTTGCAAAGGGTCACTGGTCTAACTCGTTCTCAGATAGGTTCTGAGGCAGAAACCGCTTGGCGCAAAACTTACGACGCAGCATCTGAACGCGCTTATGAAGCGATGGATGAACTTAATGCGGTAACTGACATTTCAAAACTTTCCGCCGATGTATTTAATCGGCTCGATACGGCGAATAAGGGTCTTGAAACCCAAGCTGATGATCTGCGGAAGCAAGTCACGGCGGCGATTGACGATACTGGCCGTGTTGATGCGTCCAATATTAAAGCGTATCTTGATGATCAAATCCGCAGATTGGGCGGTGGCAAAGAAGGCTTGGCTGGACTTTCAGCAGAGGAGAAAAAGCTCTGGGCGATGGTGTCTAAGGGCAACCCAACTTATAAAGCACTAGATGACAAGCGTGCCGAAATTGGTCGGGCGATGACTAAAAATGCTGGCCCTTGGGTGGATTCAAACGAACGTCGCATACAAGAGATTTATGCCAAGCTTGCAGACGATCAGATGGGCTTTATCGAGGCCAGTGCTGGCAAGGAGATTGCCGATAAGCAACGCGCTGCAAATACTCTGTTCAAACAAATGTATGAAGGCAGGGCGCAAATGCAGGAGATTTTTGGACGCAATTTGTCCAAAGATCTTGGACCGCTTATAAATCAAGCCATTACGCAAGGTGGTAAGGGTGGCCTAGAAGCCATCAATAAATTGCTTACAAACATTCCCGAAGATATGCGCGGGACAGTTTTAACGTCTGGATTGTTTCAAACAGCCACGAACGCAAAAGGCGGATTCAGCTTCACAAATTTTACAAACACTTACAACAATTTGCGTAAAAATAGTTTGGTGTTTAACCAGTTTGCTAAGGCGATTGGCCCTGAAGGCGTGAATCTTTTGAATGACTTCAATGCTATTTCCAGGCGCATAAGTGATGCTTCAGCAAACATAATCGGCACGGGTGCATCTACGCAGATCAATCTGCTTAACGCCGAAAGCTTGTTAAGCAAGATTGTTAAAGGTCTTGGCGGTGCGGCTGTCGCTGGTGGAGCAACTAGCATGTTGGGAGCAGACCTTCTAACGACTGTCGTTCCTGTTATTGCTGGTGCTGCTGGGCCTGAATTGGCTCAACGATTTGCTGGTAAAACAAACGCTGACAAACTTCATGCTCTTATGAAAAGCGAAAAATTCCGCGATCTCGCTGTCAGTGCTGCAACTGGCGAAGGGATTGATGGCAACGTTGGTCGTGTTGTTGGCAGCAAAGAGTTCCGCGATTATGCTAAATTGGCAGGCATCGACATGAAAGATGCTCGTAATTGGTTGATCTCTGGAATCACAAAGGCAGGCACAATCGGCGCAACGGAACTTGCTGGGGTGACTCCAATGGAAGCGCCTGGCGTAGAGATGCCGCAATGACCTTTCCAAACAACGCAACTTCAGATATACAAAGAGCGCAGGAGATCGTTTAATGTCGCTCACGCAAGTAACAGGACCGTATCCGATCTTCACAGACCTTGACGGGTCTCCGTTGGATGACGGCTATCTATACATCGGTGATCAGAACGATGATCCTGAAACCAATCCGATTCAGGTCTATTGGGATAGTGCGCTCACCATTCCTGCGACGCAGCCGATCCGCACGAACAGCGGCTATGCTTGGCGCAATGGAACGCCAGGACTGCTTTATACCGCTGGCCCGTTCTCGATCACTATCCGCAATAAACGCGACGAATTTGTTCTCTATAGCCCACTGGGTTATGGATTCGATCCTGCTTCGGTCTCAGCATCGGTTGTAAAGAACGACT